TGATACCAATATTTCTTTTTTATTTTGTGGATTATAATTACCTGTTATCATTAAACCTGATAAGTTTCCATTGGGTTCTGAACCAGGACCAATAAATGGGGATAATCCGGCAGGGTCAGGATTTGGATAATTTCCACCTGATGGTGCAGGAACAACATTAAATGGTGGATAATTATACGGCCAATTCGTATAGTTAGACCATTCGTTTCTTAAATTTACATCACTTCTTTGAAAATAAAACATCCAACTTCGAACCATACCAATAGAATCTAATTGTACTTTGTTTTGATTTGTAATATTATAATATGGTTTTTCATATATTTGGGTAATTAAATATTTTTGTTCATTTTTAGCAAATATTTTAGATTCATCATTAGAGAGAAAACAATATGTACAATTTAAATTTATATCTGCGTTCCAATTTGTTCTTGTATCAACATATGATGATGGACCCAATATTTCATCAGGAGGTGTTTGTAAAAATCGATAAAATTGCATGTAATATTGATTAAAATTAGGAGCAACATAAGGAAAATTATTATTGTAATCCAAAACATCGCGAATTCTAAATAATTGATTTATAGGTTTAAAAGTAATACTTATTTGTAACTCATTGTACTGTAATGCTACCAAAGGAAACGAATTAGATGGTTGTCCGTTTATTAATTGTGTATTAAACCATGCGCTCAATGGAATATATAATACTTTTCCACCTATGGATGGTTGAGCTCCACTAGGGTTTGGTGTATAAAAAGCATTTGGATATGAATTGACACGACCATGTGCGTTTGCAGGGTCATTCATATCAGGTGTAGAACCGCTCATTACATCGAATAAGAATCGCTTTGTACCTCCTAGATCTCTTTGTACAGATGCTAATATGTAGCGACCTGAATATTCTTGTAACTTTTGGTTTCCACAAGTTATAGTAATACGCTCAATCATTTGGGCACCCAAATTGTCTATCCATTTGAATTCATAAGGTGCCCAATCTGTATAAACTGTACTACCATCTTCCTGTGGAACCGCTTGTGGAGGAAAAATAGGACTCCATATTGTCGGCATTGCTATAGAAATATAGCAGTCCATAAGTAAATCAGCATATCTTTTCACTTTGAATACAAATGTGGACTCCGTTGTTAAATTTAATGTTGGGGTGCCTTCGTAATCAAGACGAAATTTTTGCATCCCAAAATTAGTATATTTTTTAAAAGTAGTCTTCCAAAATGTCTTTTCAGGATTACCATTTAATACTACATTTTGTTGACCTTCTGATACTAAGTTCATTAATCCGCCAGCCATGTTATGTATATAATATATTAATTTTTTAATTCTTTATTCATTATAATATAATTTAATTATTTCTAATATTCCTATAAAATCTCCAATAAAAAATAATATATTATATTAGATAATGTCAACTACACAAACAACAGATTATTTAAGCAGTTTAAAGAATTTAGATGAAGATTTTCAGTGTTATATGATAATGGCCATCATTTTCATTTTATTGATATTTATGATAGGATATATAATTTATTTAACGAGGCTAAAAAGTAAAGAATGTGACTATATGAATAATTTATATTCTGCAGTAAATGGCAAAATAAGACCAATTTCTTCAAATGACCCTGATTGCTCGGGCAATTTATATGATTACTACATTAAGACCGCTTATAATGCCTGTAGTGGCGGTTCATACAAAAACAACTTTGTAGACGTTTGTAATTTAAAAGCGGTTATAAAACAAGGTGTTCGCTGTTTAGATTTTGAAGTATATTCAGTCAATGATGAACCAGTTGTAGCAACTAGTACCCAAGACGATTTTTATATTAAAGAAACATTTAATTCAGTCAATTTTGGCGATGTAATGAAAACAATTAAGGATTATGCCTTTGCTGGTGGTACATGTCCTAACTCAACGGACCCATTATTAATTCATTTACGTATTAAGAGCAATAATCAAAAAATTTATACAAAAATGGCCGAAATTTTTAAATCCTACGATACTGAAATGCTCGGCAAGGAATATAGTTTTGAAAATGACAATACTAATTTAGGAACAGTGCCATTGTTACAGTTACAGAAAAAAATAATAATAATTGTAGAGAGAAATCTTAATAATAGTAATGCGTTTTTAGAAAATAAAGAGTTTTTGGAATATGTTAATTTAACTAGTAATTCAATGTTTATGAGGGCATTATATTTTAATCAGATTAAAGACAATCCAGATATAAATGAGTTAACTGAATATAATAAAAGAAATATGACAATTGTATTTCCTGATAAAGGTATGAATCCACCCAATCCATCCCCTCTTTTATGTAGAACATATGGTTGTCAAATGGTAGCGATTCGATATCAATATGTAGATAATTTTTTAATTCAAAATACAATGATGTTTGATAGAGCAGGATATGCTTTTGCTTTAAAACCTGCGGAATTAAGATACACACCGGTTACAATTCCAGACCCTGAACCACAAAAACAAGAATATAACTATGCTTCAAGACCTGTTAGCACTGATTATTATAGTTTTAAGATGTAAAATATTTATTAATTTTTAACCGGTTTAAAATAAACAAATAATTATAATTTAAAAGTAAATAATTAAATAATTATAATTTAAAAATAAATAATTATAATTATTATTAATATGGGTCAGTGTTTATCAACAAAATCATATGATGAAAATCCTGTAAATTATAGTTGTCCTGTGTGTAAAAATACACGTCAAACGCCAAATATAAATGGTAAGTTTTTTTTAATAAACGATACACAATGTAAGTGTAATGGATGTAATACTATTTTTCCTAAGAAACAATTTTATAAATCCTAATATTTTAATTTTGGCATGAATTTTTGTAAAAGTTATAAAAAAATTGAAACCTATTTTCTTAAAATTTTAATAATATAATATTAAAATATTAAAATACCTTGTATTTTAAAATGAGCGCATCAGGATTAACAATAGCATTTATTTGTATGGGGAAATCACATCCTACAGTTAAAAACTATAAAAAATTTGGAAACCAATATTGGGATGATACACCAAATAGTAATACTAAATCTAAAATTGGTTATTATTTCATATATTATTTTCAAATGAAATATGTTTATGTACATAAAATTATAAATATATTATCTCCAAGTGAACGGCCACTCGAAATGGAATGGGGTTCAGATAGACAAATTTTATGTTTAAGTAACAAATTAAAAGAATTTACTTGGCACGAATGGACAACTGGTATAGGATTTGGAGCACCATATACTCCAAAATATTGTTCAACACAAACAACAGCTTGGTCATTCAATGAGTTACAAAACCATCCAAAGTTTCAAAAGTTTAATTTACAAAATTTTAAAAATATAATGGAAAATGAACACATATCTTTAGTAGAAGAAGCAGATTTGGTTAGCGATGAATATGAAGAAGATGAAGACGAATCTGTTGAAAATGAAAAAGATGTTGAGAACGAAGAAGATATCGATGAAGAGATTAATATATTTTTGAAAAAACAAAAAGAAAAAATGGAGGCTTTAGTGAAAGCAGAGCAAGAAGAAACAATACGTATCATGAAGCAGATGACAGCAAAGAAACTATATAAAGATATTAAATCTTTACAAGCGGAAACAATATCAGTTATTGAACTAGAGAATACCGACATATTAAAACAAATTCAAATATTACAAAACCAGCTTACAATTAATAATTCCGAGATTGAAAAGATTAATAGAGGTGATAAAAATGATGAACTTATTAAAGCAAAGGTCGATATTATAAATTTCAGTATTATTAAACATATATAAATGTTCTTTAAAAAATAAAAATAAAATAAAAAATGCTTCCATATGGAGGTTATTTTTATTAAAATATTATATTTTTTAAGTATTTCAATTTTTTCTTATTAAAATAAAAAAATTGAAATATATTTTTTAAATACTTAAATAGCATAATATTAAAACAGTCAAGCATTTTAAAATGAGCACTCGCAACAACTTTTGGGTCCTTCGCCAAAATTACGGTGAAATAACAAATCAATCAGATATGAAAAATCTGATTATGGAACAACAAATTGTCACTTGTCCATGGGGTGGCTGGGGATTACCAAGACAGAATGTGATAGATTCTATTTATAATGAGTATGTAAGAGACATATCCAAAAGAGCTTCAAGCGGCCAAGACCGAAAATTTGTGGAAGATATACAGATTGGAGACATTGTTCTTATTCCATTTTCAGGAAAAAAAGAATGTATCATTGCGCGTATTACATCTGATGTAGAATATGCGATTGATACAGGTTTATTTTGGAAAGAGAATGAAGCAGGTAAAGTTAAAATTAGCAGTACAGTTGATGGTCTACCTTTTAGACCAGTTGGAAGACGAATTGAGATAATTAATGATAAATTTATTCCCAAAATACAGCCAAATAGACGAACACTAAGTAAAATGAAAACTATGAAAAACGAATTAGTTGTTAAATTAGATTTGTAAAAAAATAAAAATAAAAATAAAAATAAAAATAAAATAAAAAATGCTCTCATATGGGGGTTATTTTTTATCTATTTTTAAATTCTAAGTATTTCATTTTTTATTATTTAATCAAAAAAAATTGAAATGAATTTAAAGAGTTAATATAAGATACAATTACCAATGAGTCAGCTAGAAGCAAACATTGAAGAGATGAACAATACTGATATTAATTTTGACGGCAATATGCTCCCGCCAGCACCTGCTAGTGTAAAGCGTGATGTAACTGTAGTTTTAGATAATATATCATATGAACACCATTTTAATATGCCTATGCCTATACCACCGTTGCAGCGAATATTAACAACATATGGAAAACACGGGACACCTGGTTTTGATTTTGTTAATATTGAAGAAGACGAGGATTTCAAATTGCCAGAAAGACCAGTTCGCATAGAACGCCAAACGACAACTTGGACTGGAAAAGACGGAGAACTAGTGTATAATCTGCCTAAATATTCAAACAGCTTTGTTAGCAGCATTTGCGACAATGATTTGCCGGCGCCTATTCCTAATACTGAGGAGTTGATACAAGAAGCGTACAGACAGGAGTTATTGGTTTGTCCTGGACTAGAGTTTAAGAGAGAACATTATTCAGGACTGCCATATGACCCTATATATTTGACGCATTTAATAGATGAAATAAGAGAACACCTCGAATCTAAAATGCCATTTCCAAAACCAAAACTTGAAAGACAAACCAATGGGCCGTCTTATTCAGGACCATCTATAGGAGATGAATTATACAATTTAGAAGACGATATGCCTCCTACTAATCCTGTATTCATGCGGATGGACAGCGAATCCCATTATATTAACCCGTTTGGTCGTAACGATTCTTCTTAAAAATAATTATTGATTTTATAAATTTTAAAAAATAAAAATTATAAAAAAGTAAAAAATATAAAAATAAAAAGTAAAAATAAAAAGTAAAAATAAAAAGTAAAAATTTTAAAAAAGTGCCTCTAATGAGGTCATTTTTTATTAAATTAAATAAGAACTAATACAACCATGAGGTATATTATATGTTTGTTCAATTTTTTGCCCTAAAAAACTATTTATTACATCTCTTTTAAATTGAAGTATTCCTTTAATTTCATCAATAATTACATTAAGTTTGATTGCAGGTGTCCAATTTTCAGCACAATTTACTGAATAACAACACAAACAGTCTTGACCTCTAACCTTTTTAACTATGTTTTTTTCATAATCCCCATTCATTTTTAAAAAATCTATATAAGGTCTATTATTAAAAAAAATTCTAGGAGGTTTAAATGGATAACCATCTCTTAAAACAAACTTATAGTTATATGTTTTATTATTAATATTTTCAGTAATCGTTATAGTAATTTCATCAGAAACAACATTTACAACCACACTTGGATAAATTGAATATAAACTATTACACTCACGTATAAGTCTTTTTATACTTGTAAGATTTTTTTTCTCATTTAAAATTTGATTATTTGATTCAATAATATGAGAAGGAGTTAATAATTCCATTATATTATCATGATACAATCCTTTTAAATATATTATATTATTCAATTAATTATTTTATCACTTTAGTATATGAAGCAAAAAAATATATGTAAAGATTTAAATTTTAGTGATTGTGAGTTAGCCATTTTACGTATGGCTGTAGATAAAGCAGAAGAAAAAATAGGCAAACGTGTTGTGAATTCTGAAGATATTCAAAAAATAATAAATGTTGTAGAGGATTTTTTAAAAACCAAAAATTTGATATGTTATGGAGGTACAGCTATTAATAGTATATTACCAGAATCAGACCAATTTTATAATAAGGATATAGAAATACCCGACTATGATTTTTTTACATTTAATGCTTTAGAAGACGCGAAAGAGTTGGCTGATATTTATTATAAGAAAGGGTTTACAGACGTTGAAGCAAAGGCTGGTCAACATCATGGTACATATAAAGTTTTTGTGAATTATATTCCAGTTGCCGATATAACTCAAATACCCAAAGAAATATTTAATGCTTTAAAAAAAGATTCAATAAGAGTGGCAGGTATATTATATGCACCTCCAAATTTTTTAAGGATGTCTATGTATTTAGAATTATCAAGACCAGCAGGAGATATAAGCAGATGGGAAAAAGTTTTAAAACGACTAACACTTTTGAATAAAAATTATCCATTAACTCATATTAATTGTAATGATGTAGATTTTCAAAGAAATATGGTAGACAAAGAAAATGAAGACCAAATTTATGAAAATGTTAAAAATACATTTGTTAACCAAGGGGTTGTATTTTTTGGTGGATTTGCAATTACACTTTATTCACAATATATGCCAAAAAATTTACAAAAACATTTGGAAAAGATAGCTGATTTTGATGTATTATCTAATGACCCTGAAACAACTGCTGAAATAGTTAAAGAGCGTTTAAAAGATATTGGAGTAAAAAATACTACAATTATTAAACGTGAACCAGTAGGTGAAATAATTCCTGAACACTATGAAATAAAAATAGGGAAAGACAGTATAGCTTTTATATATAAACCGATTGCTTGTCATAGTTATAATGTTCTTTTGATTAAAGGTCAAAAAGTTAAAATAGCAACTATAGATACTATGTTGAGTTTTTATTTGGCGTTTTTATATGCGGAAAGACCATATTATAATGAATTTTCCGAAAGAATTTTATGTATGTCAAAATTTTTATTTGAGGTACAACAAAAAAATAGATTAAAGCAAAAAGGATTATTAAGACGTTTTAGTATAATATGTTATGGTCACCAAGAATCTGTAGAAGAAATGCGTTCACAAAAAGCTGCAAAATATAAGGAATTAAAACAAACAAAAAATAAAAAAGATTTGGAAGAATGGTTCCTAAATTATAAACCAGACCAAATAAAAAATAAAGAATTAAATGATTCTGAAAAAAATAGTATAAAATCAGATAATACTAATTCTAAAAAGTATAAAAAGGCTAAAAAGGCCAAAAAGGTGAAAAAAACTAGGAAATCATTTTTTGATATTTATGGGAAAAGAACCAGAAAAAACAAAAAGGGATTGTATTAATTTTCATTATTATTTTGTTCATTGTCTACATATTGTTGTTCATTATTTCCATCATTTTGATTATTTTCATATGTACCTAAATAATCAATATTTGTTGAGTCACTCAAATTGCTTTTATTAAAATAATATTTATAAACAAAATAAGAACCAACTACTAGTATTAATAAAGCTAAACCATATAAAATATAGCTGTTACCAAATAATTCAGATGGTGAGAAATTACTCAAAGATGATGATTCGTCAAAAATATCCATTTAATTTAATTAAATATTTAAACTAAATTAAATAAACTCATAGACAATATGTTTCTAATATTGTAATAAAAATATCATGTGTTATTTTTGTAACTATTTTGTATAAAAAAGTATCTTCAATATCTGAAGGTATTTTTGTTTTAATATATATTAAAAAATATATAGAATAAATACAAAACTTTTCAATAATAATTTTAAGGTAATTAAATCCTTTATTTGAAATAGACCAATCATTAATATAGCTACACATTTGTGTATTAGATTGTTTAATATAAAAACTATGAATATCTAGTAATCCAGAGAGAATACGATGAAAATTAGTTTTTTCGTTTTTTACATTTAATAAATTTCCTATTTTATCATACCCAAATAGGTCTAAATATAATATTTTTTTGTCCTTTTCTTTATCAAAAATATATGGATTAATACCATCAAAACATTTATTTTCATATAATATTTGCCCATCAATTAAATAAGGTACAAAACAAGATTTTATAATTGTATTTATTATTTCATCTACATTATTATAATGTGATTTTACTCTTTTTTTATCCTTTTTGATATTATTATAACATATATATAATTTACCATTTACTTTTTTACAAATATCATCAGGAATTCTTTCAGCTAAATGTTTTTTTAAATCCTTTATAAGTGACAATTTATATTGTTTTTTAAATTCATGAGTGACAGTTTGATATAATTCTGTCATCATATCTAATGAATCAATGTAATAAAGAAATGCTACTACTGAGCCAATACTACAACCAGATATTCTTTCTATTTTAATATAATTTCTTTTTTCCATTTCTTTTAAAAAATATAAAGCGCCAACTAGGTAACTCCCATTAAAAATACCCCCATCTAAAACCAAATCAAGTCGTAGAGGTGTTTTAGAATTTTTTAAATCATCTGGTAAATTATCAATTAATTTGATTACATAATCATTAATCATTCGATTATTATGTAGTAAAATTATAATTTTCAAAATATAACGGAGTGAATAGAAATTATAATTTTTTATTTAATAAAAGCCTTTTCGTAAAATCTTGATGTGATTTATTTGAAACATACATATTAATTAATTCAGCAGGTGAGTAAAAAAACTCCTTAACTTTTTTCAATTCATTCGTATTAATTTTTTTATTGAATAGATGAAAATATATTTCAGATATAGTTTCGTGGCTCGCATTATCTAATTTATGTGTAATATCAATTCTACCAGGTCTTGTTAAAGCAGAATCTAATTTTTCATATTGATTAGAAGTAATAATTAAAATTCTCCCAGATGTTTCACGAATACCATCCCATAAATTTAAAATATCATCCAATGTAATTTGTGGTTCAGAATTATTGATAGAACAAGTGTCAACATAAGTCTCATTCATTTTAGATATACCTTTTAAAACATCTTCAATTTTTACATTTTTATTTTCAGATTTATTTTCAGATTTGTATCTATTGTTTTTCATATTTTTTTCTTTATTACTTCTCTCTAAAATGATATCGCCAATACAATCTATATCCTCAAATACAATAATTTTTTTATCAAATGATATATCATTTTTTTGATTATCATAATTATATGTATCTTCAAAAAAGAATTGCTCTAATTGTTGTTTTGTTTTGATTATTTTTAACGGTATTACAACAATATGTCTTCCAGTATAATTAGCAATTGCTTTAATAAGTGAAGTTTTGCCAGTACCAGGCGGCCCATGTAAACCAATTCCGAGTGTATAAGGAATACCTTTATCATAATACCAGTTTTTGTTTTTCATAAAAAAATCTACTTTATTTATAATATCCTTTTTGCCATCAAAAAAAATGTTATTAAAAGTTCTGGTACTTTCAAAAGTATATTCACTCCAACATGAATATATATCTTCATCTCTGTTATCTTTATTGACAATCACATTATTTAAAACATAAATAAATTGTTTATTCGCTCGGCTGTCTTTAATCGTTAAAAGATAATTGTTTGTTATTTTATCTATATAATTTTTTAAATAACTTAAAGAATATTCATAAGAATAAATTTCAATTGTAATTTTATCCGTTTTTGTTGCCATTTTTTCATCTTTATTTTCTTCTTTTTCTGTTAAAGTATACGCATAAATTTTATCGTCAATTTGAAAATGTTTATCTTGATAAACCATAAAAATATCTGTAATTTTTTGTTCTGGTGTATTTTTGTAAATCACATTTGAATCATAATTTGAAAGGATTTCTTTTATTTGATAAATACTTTGATTATTGTCAATATTATTAATAATATAATACCATATTGCTTTAAATCTATCACTGTATGTTGCTGTAGTAGAATTAGAAAAATTATAAATACTTGTTACGTAACTTTTTTTCCCTTCCAAAATAATTACATTTTTTTTGTAAAAAAGATTTTTAATTCTATCATATGAAAATTTCATTATAAATTCGTCAAGACGATTATCATAAATATAATTAATAATATAACCAACAATAGTCATCCCGATAACAGATAAAATAGAATCTAGTACAATATTACCTGTTTTAACAAAATGAAATACCTTCATTTTAACAGTATTTAAATAATTTGCTCTTATATTTTCCATAATAGTTAATTGTAATTAATAAAAATCCTTTAAATATATTCATTAAATATATTCATTAAACACTATAGAATTTAATATTAACTTAATCTAAAACGCACCAAAATGGTTTGTTACTTTATTCAATAAATAAAACAAGAGACCAAATAATACACTCGTAAAAAGAAACCCATTAATATTGAAATTTCCATCATTGGAAAATAAAACAGGGAAATATCCAAATAAAAATCGTTTAAAAAATGGCAACTGAAATAAAAAATATAAAACTGCTAATAATAGTGGTGTTTGTATTTCATTATACATATCGTCTAACGAATTAGTACGACTCATTTGTTTATTATAATTATCAATCATGTCACTCGTTTGTTCATAATCTTTTATATAATCCATTTGTCTTTCGGCCAAAGGAACATAATTTGGCTGAACTTGTGCGTCATTACTATGACCAGTTGTGCTCATAGGAATATCTCTAGAAGGTAACTGAGTAGCGCCTGAAATAGCCGCTTGTTGAAGCCCATTAACAATTTGACTAATTGTAGTTTGGTCTAAACTAAAGTTGGGATTTTGTGGTTGTAATTGAGTTTGTTGCATTTGTCCTTGTGGTTGTTGCATTTGTTTTTGTACTACATTCTCCGAAGCAGTAATAGACACTCCTCCGTTCATATTTCCTCCACCAACAGGGTCAGTAGGTAAATCTAAAATACTTGTAGAATCGCTCATAATTATTATAAAGAATGATTGATTATAATAATTACGCAAACTTAAACTAAACTTACTCAAAATCCACAGTTTTGGCATTTATGGCACATTTAGTAGCTACAGGTTTATATTTAAAACATTTATTTCCATTTTTGTATATTTTATCTCTAAAATCATCTAAAGGTGGGGCATGAAATATGAGACAGTTTTTGTCTTTACAAACAGTTCTGAAGAGAGAAGCTAATCCAAACCCCAATATTATAGACATTATTATTTTCCCTCTTTCTGTATGAACAAACTTTTCAAGATGCAATCCCATTATATATATTAATTGAATTTAATAATTGCTAAAATAATGTTATTCTGAAAATAAATTATATAATTATTTATGCTTGTATTGGTATAGTAGAAATTTTAGATTCATCCTTTGGACATTTTACTTCTTCTTGATTAAAATAAAAACAATTATCTGCTTTATCCTTAAATAAAACCTTGTCAATATTTTCTGGACTAGGATAAACATATATGGTTTTCATTTCGGGACCTAATATATAAATAAAAAATATTCCAATTGCAAAGCTTATTAAAAAAACGGGTAATGAAATGTAATTAAATATCATTATATAATTATTAAGGATTAAAAATTATTTATTTTCTCTCAAATGTCTTTACTGGTAAAATCTGATAATAACCTTTTCCAAAGTTCAATTCTTTGGCTAACATGGTTCCTATTTGATATATAAATGGTTCATAATCTTTAACACCATTTTTTTCTTTAAATACCGTTAAAAGTATCTTTTGGTAACCCTTGCCTAATTTGGTAAAAAAGTTATTATAAACCGGGTTACCAAAATCGTATGTTTCATCATCTAGTAATTGTGGAGGAATAATCAAATTACTAGGGTTTGTAAATTGACAAGGTTTATTTTCAAGTCTTGCTTTAACACAATTATTCATAAATTCTTGTAACCAATCTTTATCACTTAGTAAAGCATTGCGTAATTTTTCATCTAGTGTATTCCATAATGATTGATAATTCTTATTTGACCATGTTACTGTTCCATCTTCATTAAAAGTAGGCTGTCCAATAATATCTTCTTCAACAGAAGGAGTAGGAGTAGATGAAGGAACTGTTGAAGATGATTCAATAATCAATTTTCTTTTAACAGGCGCACCTTGAAGGCTTGTACTAAAAGCAATCGTTTCATATTTTCCTAAATTAATTTCCATATCCTTAATAGAATATTTATTTTGAATTAGATGATATGTATTATTATTTTCATTATACCATATTGAGTTTTCCCTATACTTTAATTTTAATAGCTCTGATAAAGTAGGTTTTAAATTAGTAATATATATATTAACAGCGTCTCGTATAAATTGAATATCATTAGTAGTGTTAAAATTAGCAATAGAATGTTTAATTTCTTGAATTTGTAAATATGATTTTTCTAGTTCTTCCTTTGTTTTTTCTTTTGTTTCGGGATTATCTGTTATTTGAATATATTCTTGTAGATATTTTTCAAGTAAACCAGTAAAATCATTAATACTTTCTTTATGAATATCAAAATTTTCCAATGCTCTTTTAGTTGTAATTAACCCAAATAATAATTTATTTTTATCATTAATTATTTCTTTTTTATAACCATATATTTCATTATCTATTTCTCTCAACATAGTGTTAATATTATCAAAATGTCCAACTGCTATATTAATATTTAAACCACATGGCTCAACTGCGTTACAAAATGCTCTAAGCTCTCTAAATGTTTCGTATAATTGTCCTTCTTTATTAAAAACAGATGCAAAAGTAGTTCCACCTGGTTTGCCGCAATTTACACATTTTGGTTTCAATTGTTTAAATTCTGCTTTTTTTTCTTTTATACTTAATAGTCTATTATTCAGTATTTTTTGCTTATTTTTTTGATTTTGACTATCATATTTACTTTTTAATTTATAATATTCATTAATGTTATTTTCTACAGAATCTTCAGACATTATATATAATTATTCTATTATTTATTTCATAAAATATTTCAAAACTCTTAAAACACTTTAATATGTTTTATTTTTATGAATTATATCATATTCACTATCCCAATTTGGCAATCCTGTAATTAATTCTTGATGTGCTCTTCTTTTTGCCTCTTGTAAATTTTTAATTTTTGATAAAATATATTGCTGTTTTTCTTGATTTTTTTTATGTTTTTCTACATCAGTGAGTCTTCCTTTATATTTATATAAAAGTATTAGTCCTAAAATTAACAAGAATGCTATGAATAATCCTACATTAAATACCGTATTATGGAAATTATTTTTAATAATATGACATTGCTTAAGAGTTTGACTTAAAAAATATTTGACGCCTGGTTCAGTAAGTACCGGTTTAGACGAAGCAAAATTTTGATTTGTAAAGTCATTTAAATCCATAATAATAAATATAGTTAAAAATATAAATTAATTTATACATAATATCTATATGGCTAGTTCTTCTTTAAATATTGTTATATTTTTACTAACAACAGTATTTTATTATATGGCACTTAAACCTAGTTTAACATATGATAAATTAAAAAATGGATACAAAGAATATGTTAGCAACAATTACATGTATTTAGCTATATACTTATTATTAGTTATGGTTTTACAATTTATTGCTAATGCTTCAATTATATCAAACAATTGTGGTGGGAGTATCAGTGAAAATATGGGGGCTGCAGGCGTGTTTACATTCATTCCATGGACACTTATTTTTGGTGTTATTATATTAGTTCTAACAATATACCCAGGCTTTAAAAGTGCCTTTTCAGATGTAATTGGGTATTATTATGTTTCAAGTTCAGCAAACAAGCTTTTGACAGATTTATTAATTAACAGAGATATTGAAAAGATTTTAACAGATTCACCTTCACCTGAAACAAATACTAATCCTGGTGTTGCTACCGGTGTTGCTAATCCTGGTCCTGCTAATACTGGTCCTGCTAATCCTGGTCCTGCTAATCCTGGTGGAGAAATCGAAATGACATCAATTGTAGGAGGAGGTGATAAAGAAAAGATGCAAGAAGCAGCCGATTTAATTATTAAAATTTGTGGTAACACATCTGTATTAATTAACCAGATAGTCCCTAGTAATTTTGATAATTATTGGAGTTTATTAACACCATTAAAGAAAGATAAATATAAGAATGACAGTGACACATCCACCAAAACTTTAAGAGACAAACTATTTGAATTAGTTGTTACACGTGATAATATTGGAGAAATGATGTGGTATATTTACACCGGATTATTAATAACCTCTATAGTACAACTAAAAATAACAACAAGAGGTTGTTCTAGTAATCCAAAAACTATGGAACAAAATTATCAAAAGTTTTTAGATAAACAAGCTGAAGTTGACAAACAAAAAGAACAGGCTACAAGCACTACATATACAATAACAAATTAAATATAAAATATATTAAGTATTCTAAATATAATTAATATATTTTACAGTTTTTAAATTAAAATAACTTAGGATAAGCTACATAATACATCACAAATAAATAACTTAATATTCCTAAAATTAATGATAATAACCATATTGGCAAAATTGTCTTATTTTTGTATCCAACACCAAATTCTCTAATACTTCCATCTTTATTATATAAAAAAGCTGGTTTCATAAATTGAATCGCTCCAAACATAATTAAAAATAAAACAATAGAAAATAATGTGGCATTCTCTCTTATATATTGTCTATTCATATTCTTATATATATAAATCTTTAAAAAAAGTACTACAAAAGCTAAATTTATATTTTATATTTTATGAATCATAATCACCATAATTTTCAACTTCATCCCCTTCAAAATTACCATCGTCGTAATCTTCTGTAAACCCACCCATATCATAAGCTTCTCTCTCAATATCATCATCTATATCTCTTTGTTCCAAATAATCTTCCCTTAATATATCTAATTCATCATCTCCTATATTCTTATTTTTGCTTCTAAGATTTTTTTCTATTTTGTCCATCTCTTCTCTAAAATCTCTCTCTTCATCATATGTTTCCTTCACATAAGTAGTAAGGCCTTTTTGTAAACCTTTACTCCAGACGCCTAGTTTATTTATTTTTAAAATGGTGTCGGCATCTCTTAATTCATCAGACATTCCTTTAAGCCTATCAGTAATCATATCCTTTTCTTTTTCTTTTAATTTAAAAACCCTATCAAGTATTTCATCATATGAAATATCAATAATGTCTTTTTGGTTATCTAAAATTTCAAAGAATACAATTAATAATTGTGTAACAGTTTGCTTTAATCCCTTTTTATTTCCACTTAATATTGTTCTGTCCACTTGTTTTTTTGAAGTTATATCAATATCTACTCTAGTATCTCTTTCTTCCAGATATTCCACAGTAAATAAATCTTCTATTTGGGTTTGTTTTGTGATTTCCGTAACAATCATGCTATCCTCGTCTGTTAAATCTATATAATTAATAATTATTCTTAATAGATAATACTGAAATAAAAATCTGCTTGTTCTCTCATCAAAAACAGGTTTAATTATTCTTTCACCCGATTTTATTGATGTAAAACATGGAGTTTCTTGCGATAATTTTAATAAATTTTTAGATGTTCGCTGTATTTCTATTAAAATATTATAAATATTTTCTACCCCATAGAAAACCCTCAATTTTTCATAATAATCTCTAATATGTGTTTTTAATTTGTTTGAATGTGGTCTAGATAATCCTAAGTATTGTGGAATTAATACATTCTCATAATCAACTTTATTCAAAATGATATTTGGAAAAATGTTTACAAAGTTAGCAATAAACGATTTATAAAAGTTAACAGTATTATATAAACAATCGTCTGATATTTTTATATTTTCATTTCTATTGGAATTTTCACAAGACCAACTTAACATGTTTGTAATGGCTTTATTAAATTTATTTATTGAACTTCTAGTAATATTAGAACCTTTATTTTTATCTATAAAATCTTTAATATCTTGTATCATTTCTTCATTATTTCTAATTAAATAGTCATTTAAATTTTTAATTTCTCTCGTAGTCTCATTTGAAGCTATATCAAAAGTATCTAATGCAGTGGTTATTAATTTTCTCAAAGAACCTTCAACAACCTCATCATTTTCTTCATGAATAGATTCAACTGTAGCTAATAATTTTGTAATGGATGACACGTGCGGTTTATCAAAATCAAGATGAATAATATTTTTACGTCCAATTAATTGAAGAAGTCTTAAAAAGGATTCATTATCGAATCTTCTACCACTATCTTTTAATTTTTGAACAATTTGTTCTACGCTTAAATTACCACTAATTAAACTCAAGTCAGGTTTTTCGGTACATAATGGTATTAAATCTTCTGGTATTGGTATTAACGATTTAAATTTACAAAAATAAATAAACGCCAAATAAATTATTTTTTCATCAAATGATTGACTAATAGATGGATATTTATTTTTCGTATTTATTAAACTAAAAAACATACCACTTTTGGAATAACTTGTAACATCTTCTATAATATTTGTTAATCTCTGTACAATATTATTATATTCAATTATTTCAGGTTCTTGGCTTGTAAAATACTCAATAGTACTTTTACCTTCCTTGCTTTCACAACAAGAATTTTCAAGATATGGTTCATTGTTTGAATTAGTTAATAATAAGTGTTTTTTCTTTACTAATTCCTGTATTTTTTCTTGTATAGCAAACGAAAATTGAATAATCTTAGAATCTACTACCAATAATTTTTCTCTCTGATTCTCAGACCCAGACTTTAAATCACTTAATAAACTTCTTTTAAACTCATCTGAAATGTTTACTAGTCTTTTTAATTTAATAGGCACTAATGGTGGCAAAAATTGTTTCCAATTTGTAATATCATGTTCTTCCGCGATTTCTTTAGCAGGATTCATTAATAAATAATCCGTTTTCTCTTCAAATTTTCTTATTACATCCGGAATAGTTATTAAAATATTATCAATGGATGCTTTAATTTTATTGGCTATAAAATCAGCCTTTTTACCTTTTAATATATTCCATGGTTTACCAGATTCGCGAATATCAAACGCAACACATGAAATATAATTTAGACTACTTAAATCACCACTTCCTTCAAAAGGATAACCATTAAATGACCTAACACAACCTGGGTGGGTTTTTCTTGTTTTAATAGATGGTATAACAGTTTGTACAGCAATCAAAAACATACCTAATGTATAGTACAAAATAGCTGTGTTATAAAAATCTTCATATGATGGTATTTTTTTCCCCTTTTCTGCCATTTCTTTGATTTTTATCTTATAGTCTTCTTCGGTTTCTATTGTATCTCTTAGTGATGCTAAAACACCATTTATAATAAATTCCTTTTGTATTTCAATATTAATACCCATTGCTACTGATAATGCATTTACAATATTAGAAATAGTTCTAGTTTCAAATGTATCATACTTAATATTTTTGGTAGCCGATGAAATTATTTTGTTCCCAGCATCTTCTTCAAGTACACCGCGCGTTGTCACTTTAAATCCTTCTTCGTATCCTTCTTCAATATCCATATCAACTTTAACAATACACCAACCACTATTTTCATCAATCCACCAATCTCCATCATCACTTAATTTTCCAATTTTACTAATAATCTGGTCAAGATAATCTCTATAACCATCACGATTAGTAGCAAAAGAACTAGCCAAATTATATTTAAAAATAGGTAATATAGGTATATTTGTTTTGATACAATATAACCAGTGTATATTTTCAATTTCATTTAAAGGACCAAATGTATCAGCAATCGGATGTCTAGTAAAAGTATTTACAAAACGAATAATGTCGTTCTGTTTTTTAACAAAATCGGATTGCCCTAATATAAGATTCAACAAAGATGTATATGGAGACACGGGTTTAATGGGTTTATTTTCATCAATATTTTCGGCTAATTTATATTTTTGATTATTATATTTTAACATATTGTTAGTTTCAATATTGGTTAAAACTCCAATAATTGATACAAAATAGTCAAACTGCACTTTTATATTTTTTTCAAATTCATCCTTTGAAACCCTATATTTTTCATCAAATTCACTTAGTACATCTTTTAATAATTTATTTTGAATACTTAGTTCATCTGTACCTAAACTCATACATTTTTCATCATCATTATCTTTATTAGTAACATTTATACATTTTTCCTGTAAATCACAAAGAATACTAGAATCAGATGTATTTGTGTTTAATTTTTTTTCCATATCCTTATCTAATATCCATTTGTTTTGTTTACGAATATAATAATCAGGAACTACATCCTTTTTGTATAAAATGGCATATTGACCATCTATAACCAATTTATGACCGTCTAATAAAGTGTTTGCTAAATAGTCAGCATTATAATCGTTTAATTTTTGTTTTTTCTTTAAATCTAGTGTAATATGTATTTTTAAATTTTCAGGTGTCATGTTCATTATTTCTTTTTCATAATTATCTAGCAAACTGTAATTGGTTTTATCATATTTTTTATCAAAATATATATTTTTATCATTGTCTTCTGTGAGCTCTTCTACTGAATCATAATATTTTGCGATTATTATAGGACTACATTTATCATCTTCTTCAGCATGTTGAAATTTCGAATTTATTTTATCTTTTTCGCTTTCAAATAACGCTGTATATTCACTTGGAAGCATTAATGGAGCGCTTTCTAATGAAATAGCAGACGTATAAAGCCTACTATAATCTTTTAACATTATTTTCCGTAATATTTCAGAATTTGTAAAATTAGAATATCTAAATCTCATATTATTACCATCAATCATTATGTCATATAAATCAAATATTTCGTTTCTAAGGTTATTTTTTGTTCCAATTATAGATATAATTGAATACGCATTATTTAAAATTAACTGGGGTTTATTAAATTTTGTTATACTTTGGAATAACCTTGAACGCTCTAAATATTTTTTGTTAAATTCAGATATTTTTTCATCAATAAATTTTATAATTTCTTTAAATTGCATATATGTTAAATCATCTGTATAAACTAAAAATGGTTCTAAATAAGCTACAACGTCTACAATAGATAATTTACCATTTATATACTTTTTCATCAAATCAAATAGGATTTTGGTTTTTGGAACAATAGTATTAATAAATTGTGAATATATCTCTTCATTTGTTAAACCTCTTTTATCATCAGATGACAAATTCAATACATAGTTTTTAACAGTGTTTACAAAATTTTTTTCATTAAATTCAATTTCGCTGTCTAATTTCTCAATAAAAACATTGTTTACCGGCGTTTTCTTTTTCAAAAATTCCCAATAATTTAAAAATACTAGGTTTAAATTCACTCTCTCTAACATGTTTGTTCCAGGAAGATTAATTTTTGAAAATCTTATAGTTGCTTCAGGTAATGTTACAAAAGATTTAATTGACATTGTATCAGGGTTTGTCATTTTAACTCTAGTTGTAACCATGCGACTGCTCGTTGTATCTAACGTATCCAGTTTAGTCAACCCCAAATTATATTTTTGAATTACAAATCGTCTTGACCTAACATTATTTTGTGTAAAAACAGATGAATACATATCTTCCAAATTATCAATAATTAAATTCAAATCAGTTTCTACATTTTTCTCAATCAATAAATCATTTGTTGATTCTTCATTTATTAAATTAAATGGAGTAAAATAAGGATTTAGTTCACTGTATAAGAGAGAATATTTGTTTTGGTCAATAGGTAAATCATTGTTCCTATAAGTATTAATTAATTCTACTATTTTTTTATTTTCTTCGGAATTTTCAAAAATAATTATATCACTATTATCTTCGCTTTGGTCAGTATATATTTTTTTTATATTTTTAACAACTGGTAAAATCCAGTATAAATTTTGTTTAAACTTTTTGAAATATTGAGTTAACGGTTTGTATGTAGATTCATTTACTAATGCGGATTCAACCACTCCATATTGGTCAAAAACTGAAAATTTCTCTCTTAGTTGTTTAAATCTATCAATCATAATATGAATATTATTTAATACACTTCGTGTTCTTTGCGAATTTGGAATAGTAGATAATAACTCATCCAATAAATCACTTACTTGTACCTCAATACTATATCTTTGAGATTGAGCTGAAACATCTACAAATTGAACAATTGGTCCTAGTTCTTCATCCCCAAAAGTAATTTGGTCTGCTCTTAAAATAAACTCTCTTAATTGGTCCTTTACATTTCTAACTGGTATTTGTATATCAATTGGAACTGCTTGTTGGCGTTCTTTTTCAAGCTCTGGGATTAGTTCTATTTCGTCATCGGATTCTTCAACAACTAGCTTTTTAGGTTTCTCGGGTTTCTCTCTAATTTCAATATTCTCAATTGGTAAATCCTCTGGTATTCCTTTGTATTCGAAGTTAATATATAATATATCATCGTCTACTGTTTTAATCTCAATCATATCTTCTTCTAAATTTGTAATTTCACCAGTAATAATCACTGGATATTCGCCGCCAAAATATATATTAACCCATTTACCTGGCAGTAAATCATTTTGTCTAGCATAACTGGGGGTATCACTTCTACTTAAAATTGCGATTTGAGTAATTGTACCATCGCCTATAATACCGTCTTCCGATATCCTTAATTTTGTTTTAGAAAGTGTATCCACATTTATTAAATATATTTTGCTTTTGTCAATATAATCAATAATAAATGTCTGCTCATTAAGTTTTTCATTTTTAGGATTAGTTATAGTAATAACATCGCCTAATTGTAACTCTATTTCTGTTTCATTTTCTTTCTTTTGTTTTTGTTCTTCGGCTATATTTTCGCTTTCTGATGAGTTTGATGACATTTGTTTCTATATTTATTGTAGAAATTTTTATGCTTAAGTAAAAATCAATTTAAAATATAGTTTAAAGACAATTCATTAATTATAATTATTAAATAATGACTCCTTGTATGAAACCTTTTAACTTATCAGAAATACCAGATTTTATTAATTTGATAAATGGAACAATTACTGAAACGAGTATACTAAAACTAAATAATATTGAATGTAGAACATCTAATAATCAGAAATATTCAGTTATTCGTTATTTAAAGGATTATTTGGCTTTAGATATCATTCCTACATATGGACTGTGCAGGTCTATTATTATTAACAGTTCGGGCAATGTTGTTGGGTTTGCTCCTCCTAAATCAATCCCTTCCGATAGATTTATTCAAATGTATCCCGATAAAAATGAAAGTCTAGTTGCTCAAGAATTTATTGAAGGTACGATGATTAACGTTTTTTGGGACCCTACAATTGGACTAACAGGAGGATGGGAAATCTCTACAAGAAATACAGTCGGTGCTACATCTAGTTTTTTCAAAGGAAGCCACCACAAGACTTTCAGAGATATGTTTCTTGAAGCATCTAGTGAGGAAAATTTACTTTTAAATCAGCTTAATAGGAACTTTTGCTATAGTTTTGTTCTACAGCATCCAAGTAACAGAATTGTGGTACCGTTTAGCAAACCTGCGTTATATTTAGTCGCAATGTATAGTATTAGTATTTTTGAGGGGTCTATATATTGTCAATCCATACCGCTAACCGATTTCAAAAATTTTGATTGGGGACTAGCTACCATTAAATTTCCACAGATTTATGAGTGGTCTACTTATTCACAATTAATTGAAACTTATGCTTCTATGAACACTTCATACGATGTAGTAGGAGTTATTGTTTATAATAATGTAACTGGAGAAAGAATGAAAGTTAGAAACCCTGTTTATGAGCAAGTACGCCATCTTAGAGGAAACCAACCTAAGCTTCAATATCAGTATTTGTGTTTAAGAAAGGAAGGAAAAGTTGCCGACTTTTTAAAATTTTACCCTGAAAATAAAAAAGAGTTTTCAACATTTAGAGACCAAATTCATTTGTTTACGAATACATTATTTTCCAATTATATTTCTTGTTATATTAAAAAGGAAAAGCCTTTACTAGAATTTTCGGAACAATACAGAACTCATATGTTTAATATTCATAAGATTTATACAGATGAGTTAAGAGAGAAAAAGTTATTTGTAAATAATACGGTTGTGATTAAATATGTGAATAATCTACATCCATCTCTTCTAATGTATTGTTTGAATTTTCAAATGAGGAAGAGAAATGTGGATACGATTACCGCGGATGCCAATATTTAATTAATATATAAATTTTTGAATAAAAATAAAAAATAAATATTTGTAAAAATAAAAATAAATATTTATTTAAATGAATAAAGAATACGATGATATCATTATATTATTTATTTTTATTTACAATTATAACAAATACTATTAAATTTTAGAATTTTAGTTTTTAACAAGCTTCAAGAACTCCTTCTTCACTCTTGAAAATACTTGAATTGAATCATCAATGCATTCCTTCAAATGTCCTTTAATCGTTGACTTATCAACCGCGTCTTTATAAGCCACTCTTATAATACTATAAGAATCATGAGGATGCATCTTTTTAAAACCGCAAAAGGTCAATATTTGGGTTTCATAAAATTTTGTATACATAAAATATTCAATTACTTTTCCAATGGTATAATCTTCGTTTTCCAATACAATATCAAATGAGTTGCTCATAGTATTTTCAGCCTTTTTTATTTCTAATTCATCTTTTTCAAGCAAAGTATCTTGATATTGAAATTTGTCAATTAATATTTCACATGCTTTATGTACTAGCTCAACATTATCATAAATACCAATTGACTGAATAATAAAATCGAAACTGTCCTTTTTTGTTATACGCAATCCATCAAGCAATTTCCAATTTTTTGCTTCAAAATCTACCTCTTCTTTGGTTTTACCTTCGTCTTTCCAGGTTTGCTTATATTTTTCTAATATGGCATCTTGTGCGAGGGAGTCTACTGTAAAACCATATGAACATGTTGATACCGCATTAAACATACCGTCTTCTTTAGCGGTGCCTACTGAAAATTCGCATGTCAAATGAATTTTTTCACCTGGAATTTCATCAGAAATTTTCGGTCTCAATCTTACAAAATCGATAAAATATCCAGTATAATCATTCGCAGGAAATATTTCTCTATTTTTAGATTCGCTAATGGGTTTACCAGTAACCAAATCTTTAATTACAAAATCTTTTGTCGTAACATACATTGTAGTATCAGTAATATTTTCAACATTTACTTCAAGTTGATAATTTTTCATTGGAAAACCTTCAATATCTTTAATGTGAATTGGAATACAACTTAAGCGCTGTTTTAGGATTTCATTATTTAGACGACTTGTATTGGAAATAATATTAGCCTTATTTTGTTCATAAGGAGTAGTTCTAAATACAACTAATGGGATATCAGACAGAATAGTTCTTCTGATTGCATTAGCCAAACTTACATTTACACCACTTAGTGTAAACATAAGCATTTCATCATTATGTCTAGAATTCAGTTCAACGTGAGGGTTCATTATATCTAATATTACTTTATATTTAAATTGTATATTTTAATTCAATTTTTTTGAAAATGAGTTAAATATTTAATTCAATTAACTAATTATAGATAAATGAGTTCTATTTTATATTATAGTAAATTTTGCGAACATTCTAACAAACTTTTACAAACTTTATCAAAAACAAATGTACAAAAAGATATACATTTTATATGTATCGACAAAAGAATTAAGGATTCAAATGGGAAAATGTTTATTGTTTTAGAAAATGAACAAAAAATAATTATGCCTGAAAATGTAAATAGAGTACCTGCTCTACTCTTATTAAATCAAGGTTATCAAGTATTGTATGGGGAGTCCATTTTAAATCATTTAAAGCCTAGACAAGAGGTTGCTGTTAAAAAGGCTACTCAAAATAATATGGAGCCTATGGCATTTTCATTTGGTGGAGGTGGGTTTAGTGATATTGTTTCAGATTCATATAGTTTTTTAGACCAAGGAGCCGAAGAATTAGAAGCAAAAGGAAATGGAGGTATGCGACAAATGCATAATTATGTAGATTTAAATTATTCTGATAATATTACTACTCCAAATGACGACCATGATTATAAAGGGTCTAACAAGATTTCTGGTGATTTAACTGTTGAGCAATTACAACAACAAAGAGAAGCTGAATTACAAAAAATTACGGGAAATAAACCTCCAATGAAGTTTTAAAATTTGATATATTTTTATATTTTTTAAATATATTTAATTAAATGAATTTAAAAATAAAAATATAAAAATATTTAAATGAGTAACAACATACTTACTGCTTTTAATGACCATTTTATTGAATTTGTAACTGATATTCAAAATGTTTTTCCAGAAGACGCAGATATTTTAACTGCTAAAAATGCTCTTATAACCATTCGAAAGGCTAACCCAAAAATGATTGTTAAAATTTGGAATGCCTATATTGTTGGAAAATATAAGCCTGAAATTGAATCTGGCAATATTGATTTTTTTATTAATAAGGATTATTCTCAGGATGTATCAGGAGCATCTAACTCTGATAAAATTATGGAGTCTATTAATCGTTTGCGTGAACCAATTAAGCATATGACACCTGAGAGCCAGGCAAAAACAATGAAGTATATCCAAAATTTGACTAAGCTAGCTGCTATGTGTGAATAAATATATACTAAGTAATGATTATTGATAATAATTTATAAATATTAAATTTTTATTTAATATTTAATATTTATTTAATATTTATTTAATATTTATTTAATATATAATGGCAGGAAATATCATAACTGATGAAGAGTATCAAAATTTGGTTGATGGAGGGTTTGAAAAAACAATGGTTAATGAACTAAAACAATTGGTTGCGTCAATTAATTCTAGAAGAGGACCTGGAGAAGAAAAGATTGATTATGAAGATTTAAAAACTTCGCTTGATTTTAATAATGATTACTTATTTGACGGAAATTTTAATATGGCTGATGATAATCAAAGGAAACAAATATCGAGAGAAGTATTAAAGAGTTTAGAACGGATACAAAGAGTACGTGAAACACCTGCTGTTTGGCGCGGAGGTTCCAAAAAACGAAAAACTAATAAAAGGAAAACTAATAGAAAGAGAAAAACTCGCAAAACAAAAAGGAGAAATTATAAAAAATAAAAATTATAATTTATCAATAGTCACTTCTTTCGCAATATTTTTAATGATTTTGTCTTCTTTTTCCAAATCATTATCTCCTTTGCCTCCCATGGCTTCAATAATCAATTTGTCATATTTTTCTGAATATTTTGATTCACTTTTATCACAATCAGGATACTTTGTCTTGTACTCTTTTAACATTTTGGAATTCTTATGTGCTACATGTTTTATTACCTTTCTTAGCTTTTGTTTATCCTCGTTTTCCTTTTCCCATTTATCTTCATCCTTTACGTACATTACTTCTCTCTTTGCGTCTGTACAATGAACAGGTCTTTTGGTTTCATCAAGTGAATTTAGGTTTTTAACAATAATACTAGAGATACCTTCTACATAACCAATTTTTCCAACCTTTTCCAAATCACATAATTGTACTTTAATAGAATCCACAAAATCCATAATATTCATGGCATCTTTACAAGTCTCATTTAAAAAGAATTGTAAGTTAAATGTCTTATTATGACTATGATTAGTATTATTACTATGATTTTGAGTTCCATTTTTGATAACTTCTAACATCATACTTTGTTGTTCCATCATCATATTTTTAAAGCCAGATGTTTCTTTTATTAATTCCGAATTTTGTTTAACAAGCATTAAAATTAATTGGTCTTTATCAACTGTTTCATTATCTAATTTATTTGTTTCATCGTTGGTTTCTTCAAATTCTTTACATTTTTTTTCATGATACCATAAACTGTTTCTTGCATTATATCCCTTGTTACATTTTTTACACGTAAACATAAACTCGGCGTTTTTTGGCGTATTTTGTTCTAAAATGTTCAATTTTGTTCTATTTTTATGTTTTGCTGTATTATTATGTCTATCCCAATCACTTTTTTTAGAGCATATGAAGTTACAATTTATACAATGGCGCTTTTCGGCGTTTTCTGGCGTAAAATCCATTCTATTTATTCTATATATATAGAATAAAAAAACGCCTAAATACTTTTTCTTATAAAATATATTTTTCAAAAAAAATTTATCGTCACAAAATTTAAAAACTTTTAAAAAGCCGTGAGACGCTAATTTTTTTTATGGTCACAAAATTTTCAAAAAAAACATATTTTTCATTTTCCAAGATTATTTTCTATTTTTCAAAAATGGACAAAAATAAATGTCCAAAAATGAAAATCCGAAATACTTTTGGGAAAAAAATTTTTGATGTTTTTATATAATAAATTCTCAAAACAACTTAAAGAACTTTATAATAAATTTTATAATACGGATATTTAAGATTTTGTATATACTTAGTTATGTACTGATTCGTAACCCATAATATATATATATTCATCATCTAACTGATTATTTCTTTGTTTTTGTGGTGTATTTATATAATTAATACCGGAAATTCCACAATTGTCTTCATTGGCATATTTAATTTTAAGAATAGTTTGTTTATGATTATGAATTTTCCATCGTCCTAAAGGCGGTTTAATATTTGTCAAAAATGTGCGTTTAAATATATCTAGAATACGTGTAGCGTTCATTATTATAATTATATAAAACACCAAATGTAATATATTTATTTCAATTTTTTTAAATTAAAAATTAAATTAAATTAAAAAATCTAAAAATTTATATATTTTATTAAGACTAATTTAAATATAAGTATTTTATATTAATATATGTCAACTGAAGTAGTCATTCCAGATGAATTTGTAAAAGTAATCAAGGAT